TTGTCCAAGACCGTATGTGATCCTAATGTCGAGAACGATGTTCCGGTGGCAGGTGATGATATCGTGGGATTAGGTCATAAGACCGATATGACCCGACAGGCGGCGATAATTCTCTCTTCGGTGAACGAAGTTTCTCCGTCCATCATCATGTATCAGGGTATTAATGATTTTACCTTGACCGGGAAAGACGTTATTTCTTTTGATTTTGACAAATCTACTGGCAAGGCACGGATGAAGGTGTACGGAGATACGTATATTGGTGACAAGGACCGGACCACTTACATGGAATACACTCAGGATAAAGGTGTGGATATCAAGGGTATGTTCCACATCGAGCAGGGTTCTACCGGATGGCGAAATATGGAAGGTCTTCCGGATGAGATACAGGCTGCTGCAGATCTTGCCCAAGATGCTAAGGATGCGATAGATAACGCCGCCGTTGGCAGTGTAAATCTGTTGCGCAATTCCGGGTTTACTGGAGATTACGAAACGGAGGAACTGTCTGCAACTACCGAGTTATCAGCGGCCACCGAGCTATACAGCAAGCAACTCAAGCATTGGACGGGTGTGGCTACCGTATCCTCGGACAGTGCTGCCGGCTCTGGGTATTCTGCATCAATCGGTAGTTTGTCTCAGTCTGTATCATTAATTAAAGGAGAAAGTTATGTTATCAGCTATAAAGCAAAGGGTACGTCTGTGTCTGTTTCGTGTGGTGATTTCAGCACAACTCAGCCTCTTACGTCCTCTTATCAGAGATATACCCATAAGATCACCTTCAATGGCAGTGGTATATTTCTTATTAGTGGTACCGCAACCGTTTGTGACCTTCAATTAGAGCGTGGAACCATCGCCACAGACTGGAAACCGTCCATTCTTGATAATGACAAGGCAACAGCCGGTTTTCAGGCGATTAATTATATCGCCAGTGCTATTAAGGATGGATCTGTGGATATCCTTGGCGGTTTGATCCTTGCCAATATGATCCAACTGGGCAACTACAAGGATGGTAGGATGCAAAAGGTCACAGCTGGAGTTAGCGGCATATACAATGACGATGATGATGTAGCATTTTGGGCAGGAGGAAAACTTGAACAGGCTATTATAACCGTGATGAGGTTTCGAAATGATCCGAATTATCAACCTACCGATGAAGAATGGGCGAACATGGCAAACTTCGTTGCCACTCATGGCGGTGATGTATTCTTGAGAGGATATATCTATGCTTTGGGCGGATATTTCCGGGGAAAAGTTGAAATAGCCAATGGCAAGATACTGTTGAATGAGGATGGTTCCGGGCAGCTTGCCAATGGGAACATCAAATGGGATGCAGATGGAAATCCTGAATTTGTTGGAAAAGTAAAAGTCAAGTCTTCAAATGGCTATACAATAAGCATTGAGCCGGAAAATGAATATGGAATCCCCTCAATAGAGATGCGTGATAATACGAACGCCTCCCTGATAGATATATCATGCATATACGGACTGAAAGGGTTGATTCCCATGGTTTCTATGTTTGACCCGAATAGTAATGATGTTTTGTATTTCCGCCCGGACAGTATGGTTGTCGAGCAAAAAGGAAGTGACGGTTATATATATCAGACCCAGATAATGGGAGGACGCATAATTATGGTTAAAGGTTCTGAGATTGTATGGGATCAAAACCAATTGCCCAAATAAAATGAAGTGATATGGAACTTAATTCGATAAATAAAACAGGTACTTGGAGTGAGGCGGCAGATCGGCTTAACTACAATTTTAGTAAGACTTCTACCGAGATTGATAAGGTCAAGCAGAACAGTGTCCGCAACAAGGGATTGTTTTCTACGGAAGAAGCATTGCATGCTGCTGTCCCATCTCCAGTTGTGGGCGACTGGGCTGTCGTGGGGGATACCATACCCGGTCCTATATATGATTGCAAGATAAAGGGGAAATGGAGTCCTACAGGAACAACCGGAGGCGGTGGAAGTGTTGACCTTTCCGGCATCTTGAAAGCCGAGGAGATAGACGATGTAACATCAATATTATAGGTATGAAAATTAATTATCAGTCCGATTTTAAGATCATAGAGAAGAACTTGAATGGGGATGTGAATACTCCCTTCCGGTTCACTTACCGTACAGTCCTGTCGGGATGTGTTGTTGCGGAGTTTGACGGGCACGGGTACAAGAACTGCCGTAGGCTTGATGATGGTAGTCTGCTGGTCATTTTTGACAGGCATGGACTCCGTCCTGGCACTCTGTCGGTCAAACGCGAATACTATCTTTCTGATGCTGATTTTGCCGATGGTATCTGCAATCTTGTATCGGTGGAGATTACAGGTGTTATCCTCGTTTCCGGCAAGACGGATGAGAGCACAGCGGAGATCATTCCCTATTCGGATTATGCCGCATACAATGCGGTGCAGAGCGTATCTCTGTCAGATAAGGAGTATGATGATGTGCTGAGTGATTTTAAGATTAATAAATAATTACATAAAATAACAACGGGCCAAGTTCCGGCGGAACTTAGGCTAAAACAGGAGATATTATGGTAAAAATGCATAAACTGACGAAGGGCGGACAAACCATTTACCCGGCTACTATCTATAATGCGGTGGTCAATCCCAATACACGCAAGAGCCTGACGGTGGAACTTTCCGAGTTAGAAGTTGAAATCAATGGATATGTTTTTAAATTATCTGAATTTGAAATCGGACAATGGACGGGTACGGGACAATCCATTCATCCTAATTCCACAGAAGGTTACTTAAGATTTAAACAAGCTTTAGACGTTGATATTCCAACTGGATTTGTGATAAGTGTCATAGATACCAATCACAATCAAGTCAGACTTGCCGATTTGGGCTTGGTTGTTAAATTTACAAATGCCGAAGGTGATCATGTTGAATCAGGATACGCTGATAGTGGGTATCAAATACAGGTTCAAGGTACTGCGAAATATATGTATATACATGCTTCAACCGAAAAGATAAGTGCCGTTTCCGGATATAGTATTCTGGGATTGTATTACAAACCTGTAATTGATTATGTAAAAGGAACCTATACAGAAATAGCTAAGGCTAAGGAAATGTCCAGAGAGGCCAAGGAGATTGCAAATAACACATCAAATGAACTCAAGTCTCTTTCGGAAGGTGTGGAATTGCCTTATTTGCCTTGCAATACTCTTGAAATATTGCTCAAACATGCTTATGTGGGTAATACGTTGAGAGACAATCCTATCTCCAATGCCACAAATAACGCTTATAGCAGGATTGATGTATCCAGCATAGAGAACGGTACACTTCTTTATCTGAAAAATGCGGAAGATGCAAATATTTTCAAGGGAACATGGAAATTCTTTGGCTCTGATGGCAACCAGATTACTGCTACGGTAAGTGGAACATCAGGAAAGGACAGGGGGTATCTTAAACCGGATGGTGCTACAGTATTAGGACTACATATAGGTATAGCTTCAATAACAGAGGATAATCAGGAACAATGGATGAAATCTTTAAAAATATATGGTATTCCCTATATTCAGACCGGGCTTAAAGGTCAGATATCCGAACTGGATCAGAAAGTTGAGAAAAACAGGGATGAGACCGAAGCCAATATCAAGGATTTGAATGAAAGGTTGGAATCTATGGAACATAAAGATCAGTCCTATAAAGAAGCGCTGAAAGTTCTTTTTATCGGATCATCCTTCGGTGTGGATACAGTCAGAGAAGTAGGTAACATTTGTGCTTCATTTGGCAAAAATGTAATTTGGGGAAATGCTTATATAGGTGCAGCCACTTTAGATGTTTTTTTGAAAAGGTTTCAAGTAAATAAGGGAGTTACGTATTATAAATGGAAATATCAGGCAACGACATGGGAACAATATAACGGTACGACAGGAAAATGGTCCAGCGAGCCTGATTCTGATATAACGGATGAAGGGGAACCTGCACCGGCAAATGACACAGTCTTGATGGACTGGTTGTTGGCTGATGAAGCGTGGGACTTCATCATCATGCAAAACGGGGCTTATCAATCCCCTTATGAGGACCAATCCTCTTTTTGGGAAAAAGGAGAAGATGGACAAATAACAAGGAACATAGTACAAGAATTGATCGACTTGTGTAAAAAAGCCTGTCTCTATAGTAATCCTGTATTCTGTATGAACATGACTTGGGCGTTCAGCATTTATCATACAATCTCCGAGTCGCACGGCCCCAATGGTGCAGATGATGATCACTGGTTGAGTTATGGAAACAACCAAAAGGAAAGACAATTGGGTATGTGGCGTAATATTGCCAAAAACTACAAGGACTGCATATCCAATTGCCCGGATGTCAAATTCATCATTCCATCCGGAACAGCGGTTCAGAATGCAAGAACTGTCACACAACTAAGACAGTCTACAAATTATGCTTCCGCTTCACCTGCAATCCCAACTATTCAGGAGGCTGAAACTATTACCGATTTGACTACCGTTTCTGATACTTATCCGTTTATGAACAACGTGGCGAACTGGAAGAACAAGAATGACTTTACTCGTGATACCATTCATGCGGATTTTGGCATAACAAGATATTTGGTTGCCGCAACTTTATTCCAATCTTTTATGGCGAAAATATACAATCTTGATATCGCAGACTGTAGCTATAGAATATCTCAAGGAGGGGGAGATTACAGAGAACAATTGTGTACGCCTGTAGATGAGGAGAACTTTGCATTGATAATACGCGCTGTCAAAGCTGCTGTAGGCAAACCTTTTGAAATTACAACCCTAGTAGAGTAACCCGGAAAGTTATCAGTAACACTCAAAACGTATAGTTATGATACGAAAATTAATCATCAGAATAATGAACCATCTGTCCATTGAAGTGCATCCGGATGCGGAATGGTTTTAAGCATAAGGGCTGACCTACACCAAGATCAGCCCTTTACCCCTAGAACCATTCTGCATTTGGGTGTATCTCCACAGACAGACGGAACATTATTTTAGTGATTAACTTTTTAATTATCATAATTTTACATTTTTGTATCTTCGATGTAAGGATTGGTTAGATCCATAAGAACATATTGAATTAAAGCATCAATAACAACGTTAGCTATCTTCATGCCTCCTGCGGAATTTGGATGAACCTGGTCTTGCAGATACGTTGTGATATTAAGTGTTGATATTCCACTTAATGCATTTATATCAATTACGGGGACGGAATATATTGCACATACTTCTCTTATCACACTCCCGTAATCTTGTATCGTTAATCCTATACTGTTTTTATAGGGATAATCGTACATGTAAGAATCAAGCGGTATATAATTACTCGTTTCAGAATTATACAAATATACCCTATATCTGTTTGTCAAATCTCTATAAGTGAAAACCAATCCGATTTTTTTATTGTAAGTATTCGGCAGAGCATTCCTGGCAGTATCGGGCGTATTGTAATTATTGCCGGTTATTGCCGTGATATTGATAAAGGGAAACTTGGTCGATGGCAGCAATGGGCTCCAGAATAAATCATCGCTCCAATATTGATCATCCATAGATGTTCCCATATACATTTCAACAGTGAGTTCCCCAGTTGCTCCATTCCTATAACTTAAAATCTTTCCTGTACTTCTATTTTCTTTTGGAATTCCAAGTCTGGTTTTTGAAAAATCTGTATCAAATTGTGTTGAAATGGCACTTCCTTTATTTAACCCCGACATTTCTGTAGCCAGACTCTTACGCGTTTTGGGATTGACCACCGCATCATAGATAGTAGCCGGGTAAATGGTTTGTCCACCCTTGGTCAGTTTATGCATTTTTACCATATTGTATTCTATTATTCGCCTAAGTTCCGCCGGAACTTGGATGATAAGTTGAATATCAATTGATAATATCATTTTATTGAATAGTGGTAGATATTCAGTAGAAATAAGTGTTTGTATGTTAATATTTCTACTAGATTTCTACTATTGGGTTTAGCAGAAAGCTTTATAATCAATTTTTCTTGTCTTTTTTTATATTGTTATTTATTGGTTGGTTTGTGCCTGTTTTTATAAAGCGGCATAAAAAATATCATGAAGAAAGAAACAAAAGAGGAAGTGCAGATTTATACAGCAGTGAGTATGTTAGTGGCTGGTGTTGGCTTGTCTGTGGCGGGGTTCATTGTGGAACCGACAGGTCAGATACATGAATCCGTATTGTGGCTTTTTGCTCAATGCTTGATGTATGCCGGAGGCATATTTGGTATCGGAGTTTATGTAACAACCAAGTTTAATCATTTAGTGGATAAATTAAAAGATAAAGAGGAAAATAAAAATGGCTGATGTGAATAAACTTGCACCGTTTATCCTAAAGTGGGAAGGCGGTTTTATTGATGATCCTGATGATTTGGGAGGGGCTACCAATATGG